TGTACATTTTTTCTCGTGCCAATGTATTCATTAATATCAAAACACACCAGAAAGGAGGCTATTATGCAAGGAATCGAATATTTACGCGAAAAACTCAATCAGTATCGGGTCGGGGCGCTAAAACGCCAAAAAATATACGATATGAAGAACAAAGATATAGAACCAAGCCTTACAATCCCATATCAATTAAGGCAACGGTATAAGGCCACCTTGGGCTGGTGTGCTAAAGCAGTTGACAGTATAGCTGACAGGTTAGTCTTTAGGGAGTTTGCTAACGACAATTTTAATCTTAATGAAATATTCCAAATGAATAGTGCAGACATTTTGTATGACGATGCTATGTTATCCGCCCTGATTAATTCTTGCAGCTTTATTTACATCAGTGAAGGAAAGGAAGATGTTCCTCGCTTACAAGTTATTCAGGGTTCAGAAGCTACCGGCATCTTAGATCCCATTACCAGGCTACTTACAGAAGGGTATGCGGTTCTTTCAAGAGATGATTTGGGAAACCCGATTGAAGAATTATACTTCCTTCCAGGCAAAACTGATTACTACAAAAACGGAAAATTAAAGAAATCTGTAGAAAACAACGCACCTTATCCACTGCTTGTACCGATTATCCACAGATCAGATTCAAACAGACCTTTTGGGCGATCCAGAATAACTAAAGGGGCAATTTATTGGCAACGATACGCAAAGAGGACATTGGAGAGAGCAGATGTAGCAGCCGAATTCTATTCTTTTCCACAAAAGTATGTAGTAGGATTAAGTCAAAATGCAGAGCCTATGGACGCCTGGAAGGCAACTATATCAGCTATGTTACAGTTTACAAAAGACGAAGATGGGGACAAACCATCATTAGGGCAGTTCAAGCAGCAGTCAATGGCTCCGTTTACAGAACAACTTAAAAATGCTGCAAGTGGATTTGCAGGGGAAACAGGCTTAACTTTGGATGATTTAGGGTTCTCAACTGACAATCCGGCGAGTGCGGAAGCTATCAAGGCCAGCCACGAAACATTAAGGCTTGCAGCAGAAAAAGCCCAAAGAGATTTTAGTCTAGGATTTTTGAACGCGGGGTATCTGGCGGCTTGCCTGAGAGATAACTTTCCATACAAGCGCAATCAGCTTTATCAGACAAAAGCCAAATGGCAACCGGTTTTCAAACCTGATGCTTCAACAATCTCACATATCGGAGATGGCGCAATCAAGGTTAACCAGGCAGTACCGGGATATTTTGACAAGGAAAATCTTCATGATCTAACGGGGATAGAAGGTGGTAACAATGGCGAATGATATAGCACCTGCTCTATTAGAAGAATTAAGAAAGGCGTTTAGCCAAAAGATTAATCAGAACAAAAAGGTTAATGAAATCTACTTGGCTATACGTGATGGCAAGCCCACATATGCAGAAGTCAATGAGCTGTCTATTGAAGTGGGCAACATGCTGGCAGAAGTTTTCCAGGAGAACCTATCAAGCGAGATATTGCCAGATGGTCGCATGTACTACAACATTGCAAAACGAACAGTAGAGCCGATGATGATCAACAACTATGATATTGTCATTGTTAATGCTGTAGAGGTTCAGGAATACCTAAACCGAGCTGCTGGTATGAGAATTAAAGCACAGGTATCAGCATTAAATCATAGCAGGATTAACGGGATAATTGATAGGCTGGATGCGGAAGAAATATTTGATAATATCAAATGGATTTTAGATGAACCTGTAAAAAATTTCACTCAGGCTATTGTTGACGATATGATAGAGGCCAATGTTAACTTTCATCACAAACTAGGATTAAAGCCTAAAATAATTCGAAAAGCTGATCCGGGCTGTTGTGATTGGTGTAATGCAATAGATGGTGTTTACGAATATCCCGATGTGCCAGATGATATATACCGCAGACATCGTTTCTGCAGATGCACGGTTGAGTACGATCCTGGCGACAGTAGGAGGCAAAATGTATGGACTAAACAATGGCAATAACCCCTAAGGAATGACTAATATGAGCAAACGAATTGGAAGGCAGACACCTACCCAGTCGTTAATACTGCCATTCAAAAGGACATTGGCAGATGAATCTCTTGACTTGTACAAGCAATCAGGAAGAACAGCTTATGAATGGCAAGAGCACCTGCTAAATGCAATCCTGGCAGTCAATGATGATGGTTTATGGGTACACATGAAATTTGGATTTTCGGTACCCAGGCAAAATGGTAAGAATGAAGTTATTGCCATAAGAGAGCTTGTTGGGCTGTATAAATGTGAAAGAATTCTTCACACAGCGCATAGAACAACGACAAGTGCAGCGGCTTTTAATCGACTGCTTGAAATTATAGAAGAGGCCGGCTTAGAAGAAGGTAAAGATTACACAAAAATAAAAGCCATTGGTAGAGAACAGATAACCCTAAAAGATGGAGGAAGGATTGACTTCCGAACCAGGACCTCAACAGGTGGACTAGGTGAAAGTTTTGATTTGCTTGTAATAGATGAGGCACAGGAATACACAGACGATCAAGAAGCCGCACTTAAATACACTATTGCTGCAAGCTCCAATCCACAAACTATAATGATTGGAACACCGCCGACACCGATTTCAAGTGGGACAGTTTTTACAAAGTATAGAAACAATGCACTAGAGGGAGTTTTAGAAGATTCAGGCTGGGCAGAATGGAGCGTAGAAGAACAATCTGATGTCAGGGATGTTGATCTATGGTATGAAACAAATCCGAGTCTAGGGCTAAGACTTACTGAAAGAACAATTCGCTCTGAAGTAGGCGATGATGACATTGATTTTAATGTTCAACGATTGGGGCTATGGATCCGTTACAACCAAAAATCAGCTATTTCTGAAAACGAATGGCTAGCATTAAAAGTAAAGGCAANGCCTGTATTTAGAGGTCCTTTGTATGTAGGAATTAAATACGGTCATGATGGAGTTAATGTTGCTTTGAGTATAGCNGTTAGGACCTTGTCAGGTAAGATATTTGTTGAAGCTATAGATTGCCAGTCTGTAAGAAGTGGCAATGATTGGATTATAGGTTTTTTAAAAAATGCAGATGTAGTAAGCGTAGTTGTAGATGGAGCGAGTGGACAAAACATATTGGCGGCCGAAATGAAAGATGCTGGGCTTAAAAAACTAGTCCTACCAACAGTGAAAGAAATTATAATTGCAAACTCTCTTTGGGAACAAGGGATATTCCAGCAGAGCGTATGCCATAATGATCAGCCATCATTGACGCAAGTAGTAATCAATTGTGAGAAAAGAAGCATCGGCACAAGCGGAGGTTTTGGCTACAGATCACAAATTGAAGAATACGATATCGCACTTATAGACAGTGTTATTTTGGCGCATTGGGCTTGTCACAATGGTAAACCGCTGAAAAAACAGAAAATCAGCTATTAAAATAAGGGGATATGGAAGAGGCAACCAATAAGGTTGTTATTTTTATGCCATAAATCGACCTGGGAAGTCGTTAAACTCAGCCAGCCTATCGTGGGCGTTGCCACGTAAATAAACGAAAGGGAGAGAAATATGAATAGAGAATTTTTAGAAGGTTTAGGTCTTGAAAAAGAAACAATCGACAAAATCATGAAAGAGCATGGAAAAGCGATGCAATCAGCGAAGCCACAGGATTATGACAATATTAAAGAGGAAAATGAGCAGCTGAAAAACATGATCAGCGAATTGGAATCTGCTGCTGAGGAATACAAGGGATACAAAGATCAGCTTGCCGAGAAAGACAGTCAACTCAAGAAATATGAGTTAAAAAACCTCAAGTATCATGTAGCTGTGGAGGCTGGGATACCGCTTGCACTTGCAGATCGGCTTAGCGGTGAAACCGAAGAAGAAATAAAGGCGGATGCTGAAAAATTAGCTGGTTTTGTTAATCAAAAATCGACATTACCACTTAAAACAACAGAGCCGCAAAAAGTTGATCCAAAAGAACAAGCGTATGCAAAAGTTTTAGAAAATCTAACTTAAAAATGATTTAAAAGGAGAGTGTTTTTAATGCCTTTAAACAGAGGTACATTATTTGATCCGGTATTAGTATCAGATTTAATTCAAAGAGTTCGGGGAAAGTCATCATTGGCAAGGCTATCAAAGCAAGAGCCAATTCCATTCAACGGGCAAAAAGAGTTTATTTTTACAATGGATAGCGAGATTGACGTTGTTGCAGAGAGCGGGGCAAAATCTCACGGCGGTGTGGATTTGGCACCAATAACTATCGTGCCGCTCAAAGTGGAATACGGTGCAAGAATATCCGATGAATTTATGTATGTAGACAAGGAAGAAAAGATCGGTATTCTAAAAGCATTCAATGATGGATTTGCCAAAAAGGTTGCCCGTGGACTTGATTTGATGGCTTTTCACGGTGTAAACCCCAGAACAGGACAGCCATCAACGGTCATCGGACAAAATCACTTTGACGGACTAGTTCAGCAGGAAGTCCAGGCAGGTGTGGGGTTGCCTGATCCTAACCAAGCAGTAGAAGATGCCATCGCATTAGTAAACGGTACTGATAACGATGTAACCGGCATGGCTATAT